CTCTTGAGGCACAGGTAGTGCGCTCAGAGGACGAGGATGAGGAGCCGGAGGCAGAAGAGATCAGCTCAGAGGATGCTGACACTCGCGCATTCGAGAACTATCTCCGTTCATACGGACAGATCGAGACACGTTCTGACGACGGAAACATGACTGCAGGCGAGAATGGTGCGGTTATTCCGACATCTATAGCTAACAAGATCATCGAGAAGGTACTTGACATCTGCCCGATCTACGCAGACGCAGAGCGCTACAATGTCAAGGGAACTCTCACAATTCCGTACTATGATTCAGACAATCATCAGATCGTTTGCGGATATGCAGATGATTTCGACCCGGTAAATGCTACAGAGGGCGCATTCGGAGCTATCACTCTGACAGGCTTTCTCGGTGAGGCTCTTACCAACGTAGGAAAGCGTCTCATCAACAATAGCGACTTTGATATCGTTTCATACGTTATCAACAAGGTTGCTGAGGCAGTAGCAAAGTTCATCGAGAAGGAGCTTGTTATCGGTACACCGGCAACAACAAGTGGCGGTACGACTGTTCCTGCTAAGATCGAGGGACTTTCCTCTCTTGCTGCAGGTCAGCTTATCGAGAGCGCAGCTAACACTGCAATCACTGCTGATGAGCTTATCCAGGTTCAGGAGCAGGTGCCGGATGCATACCAGGAGAACGCTTACTGGATCATGAACCGCAAGACAAGAACTGCTATCCGTCAGCTCAAGGAAAGCGGTACAGGCGCATATCTGCTTAACAAGGATGCAAACTCTCGTTGGGGCTACACCTTGTTTGGCAAGGATGTCTACACCACAGACACTATGCCTGAGGTTAAGGCAGCAAACGCTGGAAAGGTTGCCGTATATTATGGTGACATGACAGGTCTTGCAGTTAAGGTTTCCGAAGACATCGAGGTTGAGGTTCTTCGCGAGACAATGGCTACAAAGCATGCTGTACAGGTCGTTGGCTTCGTAGAGCTCGACGCTAAGGTTCAGAACTCTGAGAAGATCGCAGGACTGAAGCTCAAGGCATGATAGTGAGGTGACCATATGAAGATTAAGGCACTCATACCATTCGTAGGTCAGGTCACAATGGGCGCGGGCGATACAAGGGATGTTCCTGATGAGGTTGCAAAAGACCTTATCGATGCGGGATATGCCACAAAAGTTGGCGAAGCTGCTAAGACAGAGCCGACTGAAAAGAAACCTGCACCGAAAAAGCCTGCGAAAAAGTAAGGTTATAAGAGTTGGTTGCTCTTAAACATACGCCACGCTGCGAGGGGATGGAGCTGTGCTTCTGCTCCTCGCTATATTGTGGCGATAGAAAGGGGAAAATATGTCTGCACCAACAAAAATAAGTGAAATAACGCTTGAGAATGTCGCTGATTATCTGAGGCTCGACTCTCCATCGGAGATTGAAGAGACAGAGCTTGAGATGTTCATGGCATCCGCCCTTGATACTGTAAAGGCAGTCACAGGGCTAAAAGCAGAAGAGATCGATGAACATTCAGATCTCGTTCATCCATATCTCCTCCTTATCAGCGACCAGTTCGACAACCGAAATGGAATTATCGAAAATAAGACAGCTACCGTAAATCATAGCATCATGGAAACACTGAAACGCCACGCGACAAACTATCTGTGAGGTGAGTTATGCGAACTATCAACATAGGTCGGTTAAATAAACGGATCACAATCTATAAAAAGACCGATTCTGTCAACGCACTTAATCAGAAATCGAAAGACTTGGTTAAGGTTGCTACCGTCTGGGCGAGCGTCGCTCCGGTCAGAGGCAACGAGCGTTATGAGTTGCAGAAACTCAATGAAGAGATTACATATCGAATCTACTGCAGATTCCTTCCCGGAATCCGTGCGGATATGTATGTCGAATGTGGTGATATGTTTTTCGAGATTCAGTCAGTCATAGATGTCGACCTTGAGGGGAAGATGCTGGAAATAGACTGCATCGAGAAAATCAGAAAAACCGCCGAGGAGTGACTATGGATCAGTGGAGAACGATCGACGTCATTGGACTTGATGATCTAACAGACTCAATGAAACTGCTCGTCAAGAAATGCCCCGATAGGATTGGCCGAGTGCTCAGACAAGAAGCGCTGAAAACTCGAAAAGAGATCGTTAAAAATGCAAAGTCATCGATGAATGTCGATACTAAGCGTAAAAAGTCTCTTGGGCGAATCGGGTCATATCGAGTAAGCCAGGTCAAAGGATTCGGAATGAATCAATACGTAGAGATTCAAGCGAGGTCACCGCACTTCCATCTTGTAGAACGCGGACACGCACTCGTAAGGCCAAACGGCCGCAAGATAAAGACGAAGGCAGGGAACTACAGACTAGTGAAGTTCAGACGCGGAGGTCAGACAATCGGCTCGGTAAATGGAAAGTTCTTCCTAAAGAAAGCAAAGGACGATGAAACTCTTCGCTTTCCCGGTGTAGTTGATGAAATGGTAGATGAGCTCTTAAAAGAAACAGGGTTATGGTGATAGCATGACATATTTGCAGTTAAAAGCTGGGCTAAATGCAGCACTCCAAACAGTCTTTCCTATGGTATCAGACGATCCAAACGTAAAGACATATGAATACTACGGCCTCGAAGTCGTAGAGGGGTATGTAACGCCCTGCTTTTTTACAAGGTTAGAGACAGGCGAGAGCCGAGCTGAAAACCACAGTACGCTATATCATAGCTTGATATATTCAATCATGTACATCCCTGATAAGATCGACGAGATCGACTTGATGAATAAGGTCGACAGGATTCGCGATCTCTTCCAGCTTGGGATAGAGATAACAGTCGAAGATGAGACCAGGTTCGTTGATTGCAAAGGATTTGATTGGGGATTCGGAGGGTCAGAAAGAGACATACTCGAGATAAGCGTCGATATTGAGTATCTGACTGACATCCGCAAGCCGGAAACGGCTGAACTAATGGCAGACGCAAAACTAAAAATGGAGGTAAATGGAGATGAATCTTGGAATGCCTAGTATCACAATCCGTTTCATCGAAAAGGGAGCATCCGCAATTCAGCGCGGGCAGCGCGGAGTTGTAGGACTTGTCCTTCGTGGCGCACTCCCGGCAACAAACCCTGTTCCGGTCGTTACTGAAAACGACATCGTGTCAACATGGTCCGCTGCCAACAAACAGTTCGTCAAGGACACCCTCAAAGGCTACATACAGAAGCCGAAGAAAGTTCTCTGCTTCTTCGTAGCAAACGATGCAGAAGACTATTCAACCGCGCTCGACTTTTTCTCAAGTCAGTATGTTGACTACGTAGCTTTCCCAACGATCGCTACAGATGAGCTTGAGTCAAGCGTAGTATCTTGGGTTAAGAACGAGTGGGAGAATCATAATCCCATTATCGCGGTTCTTCCCGGGGTTACAGGTGACTTTGAGGGAATCGTCAACTTTACGACTGAGGATATCAAGGTCGGCTCAAACACCTACACACCGGAGCAGTACACTCCGAGAATCGCAGGTCTTCTTGCAGGCACACCGATGATCATGAGTGCGACTTATGCAACACTTAATGAAGTCGACGATGTGGCAAGACTTACCAAAGAGCAGCAGGATGCAGCAGTGGCAGCGGGCAAGCTGATACTCTTCTTCGATGCTGAGAAGGTAAGAGTAGGAACCGCGGTAACATCATTCACGACAACGACATCTGAGAAGGGAGATTCCTTCAAGAAGATTAAGCTTGTCGACACGATGCGTCAGATATCACGCGACATCTACTCAACTGTTCGCGATTCTTACATCGGTAAGTACCCGAACACTTATGACAACAAGGTAATGCTTTGCAACGCCATCATGGGCTACTTTAAGCAGCTCACTGATATCGTAGAGAACTACTCTATCGACATCGATGCTGAGCAGAATGCAACATACCTGCAGTCAAAGGGTATCGACACATCTGGAATGAGCACTGAGGAGCTTCGCCATGCAAACACCGGAGACAAGGTGTTCCTGATCGCGAAGATGAATCTTGTGGATGTGATGGAGAACATCGACATCCCGATCTACATCTGATGAAGGGAGGAAATAAGCAATGGCAGCAAAAGTTATAAAGCCTGAGAGAGTGCTCAATGGTACTTTCGCGACTCTTTGGATTGATGATGAGGAGATGGCTGAAGCACTCGGGCTTGAGGCTAAGGTATCTCTTGAGAAAGCAGAGATCAATCAGGTCGGAACTCTTGCAAAGGGTTATAAGACCACAGGAGTTGACGGAAAGGGAACTGTGAAACTTAACAAGATTTCATCGTTCTTCATCCAGAAACTCTCAGACAATCTGAAACAGGGAAAGACCACCACTTGCGTGATCCGTACCAAACTTGCAGACCCTGACTCAACAGGCGAGGAAGATTTGACACTCTTCGGATGCACATTCGATGAGCTTTCACTCGCTGATTGGGAGGCTAGGAAGATACTTGAGGAGAGCATACCATTCAGCTTCACTGACTGGGAGATCACCTCAACAATCGACCACGCATCTGCAGTATCATAATCAATCAACACAAATGGCCACTACTCCATCCGGGTAGTGGCCTTTTTATCTTCAGCAACCAACAAAAAGGAGGAAACTATTATGTCACTTACAGAACAGTTATTGAAAGCAGATAGGAAAAACGTAGATGAATTGAAAGAGGGTACTTTCGAATCAAAAGCACTCGCGAGAGCGCTCGGAAAAGAAGGTGCTGTCACAATCAAGATTCGTGAGGTACCAGCAAGAAAACTCAATGAGTGTCTTGATGGAGTGGTCGATATGAATGGAAACCTCAACCTCGCAAAATCTTATGAAGCAGCGAAAAAGATAATCGTGCTCGGGTGTGTAGACCCCGACATGAAAGATAAAAGTCTTCAAGAGTATTTCGGATGCCGTATGGGAGTAGATTTGGCAGAGAAATTATTCAAGAATGAGGCACAAGAGGTTATGAATGCGATCAGAGACCTTTCAGACCTCTCTGATGTTGATGAGGAAGACATAAAAAACTAATTGACACGGAGCCACGAACTCAGCTCATGTTCTGGCTATACCGTGAACACCATGTAATGCCCTCAACATTTTACGAGATGGGCGAGGGTGAAAAGAAAATACTACACTCTTTCATGAAGAGAGAGGTAGAGGATATCAAAGCACAACAGGAGAAATGATATGTCAAAGATCATAGACGTCGTTCTTCAGCTTCGCGATAAGATGACAGGCCCCATGAATAAATCAATGAGGCAACTGCAAGCGAATGCGAGAAAATATCAGAAAATGGGTAGAGATATCCAGCGGACGGGTAAAAGCATCACCGCTGCCGGAGCTGCGCTCACGAAAACCATAACCGCACCCGCTGCGGCTCTTGCCGGGATAGCGTACAAAGAGTACGGCGAATACGACAAGCAGATGCGACTCGTTCAGCAGACGATGGGTTCTACTGCAGAAGAGTCAAAGATGTTATCTGAAGCAGTAAAAAAGGCGGCGAAAGATTCCGTATATGGCATGCAAGATGCGGCAGACGCAGCTCTTAATTATGCTCGTGCCGGTTACGATGCAAAAACCGCTGCCGACATGATCGCCCCTGCCTTTAATTTGGCAGCGGGTACTGCGACAGACTTATCAACTGTCACAGCGGGTCTTGGCGCTACGATGAAAGCTTTTGGGGCAGATTCGGAAGAGGCTTCACAGTACGCTGATATCCTGGCTAAAGCTCAGGCACAAGCAGCGACCACAACGACAGACCTCTTCGATTCGACAGCAAAGGCGAGCTCGATATTCAAGACCGCAGGGTGGAATATATCAGACCTCGCGACCGCAACAGGCGTACTTGGTGATGCTTATATCTCAGGAGCCGAGGCAGGAAACGCACTCAAATCGGGTATCGCAAATCTGACAGGCGATAAGGCGATAGGTTATCTGAAAAAACTCGGCGTAGAGATCACAAACGCGGACGGGACATTCAAGTCATTCGCAGATACACAAGAGATACTCCACAACGCGTTCGAGAAAATGACTCCTGTTATGAAGACGCAGACCGCTACTGCTATCTTTGGCAAGTTCCAGATGGCGAAGTGGCTGAAACTTATTGAAAGGTCTCCTGAAGACATCAGAAGAATGGAAGACGCCCTCGGCGGAGCATCAGGAACCGCAAGAGATATGTCGGACGCGCTTATGAGTGGTCCAGGCGGAGCGATAGAAAAACTCAAATCGAACTGGGATATCTTCAAAAAGACATTCGGTGAGACTGTCGCCCCGATCATCACACCTATTCTCGAAAAAATAACCGAACTGATGCAGAAATTCAGTGAAATGAGCGATGATCAAAGAAGGAACATCCTCAAATGGATCGGAGTCGCCGCAGCGATCGGCCCTGCCCTTATGGTAGTAGGAAAACTCACATCAGGCGTCGGTTCTTTGATTGGTATGTTTGGGAAGCTCTCGGGAGCGGTAAGCGGTATCGGCGGTCTGTTTGGTGGACTTGGTAAACTTCTTCCGATTGGCTTACTCGCCGGAGGTATAGGCCTTATCGGTGGATGTTGGAACGAGGTATCAAGCGCTATTTCAAATGCTTGGGACTCCTCAAAATCCGTCACCGAAAACCTTGACGCTTCATTCCATGCTCTTTTTGATAGCGTAGAGGAGGGCGGTATCGGCC